GGATGCTTCTCGCTTGCTCTCACTCGTTGAATCCAGAGGGTTGTCATTCTTTATGATTGACCTTCCGGACATGGGAAAACACTTTGACAGGTGTCTATCCCTTGAGCTCCTAACCGTTTCTGGTATTGCCGGTCAACGGCCATACAAGAAAGGCGTAGTAATCCCAAGACTTTTCAAGGGGCTACTTCGAAGAGTTTTCAACGATAATGGAGTGCTTAGGGTCGATTCAGACGTTGACTGTATCCGATATCTTCGCCAGCTGTATTATGCAGCTAAGAAGGTAAAAGTACAGTGCAGCGACTCACGTACATGGAAACAAGTACATGAGTTCTTTGAAATCGACCGGAAAGTTCGTCGAGCTACCCTTAGTTGGGAACTCGACGAGCTCGGCATCGAACATTACCCACATCGCCATCTTAGCGATGGTTGTAATGACGGTGCTGCTCCTCTTTTCGGGTTTAGCCATGCTGGCTATTCCGATGTTGAGGAGTCCCTCGCCCCTTTACCTGACGGAGTCTTCGCCTGCGCCCAAGAGGTTGCAGACGTCGTCACCGCCAGTATCGGAAGATTCGAACCTTCCGAGTGGCGAGCCAAGCATGGACCAGGTGCTGTAGCAGACCAGCGTCATACGCAGTTTAAGTATGACTTTCCAAGCTGGCCTGCTAAGCTTGAGCGAGTCTTCCCTATGAGCGAGTTTGGTTTTTCCAATCTCGCTAACTGGGCTGACTTCCTCAACGGGAAGGATTCTCACCTCCTCTACGGAGAGGGTGAGTTTCCGTCCAAGCTGATCTCTGTTCCAAAGACGCTCAAGGGCCCGAGGTTGATAGCCTCAGAACCCGTTGCGCATCAATGGTGCCAGCAGATTATCAAGGATTTTCTTTCCCGACGTCTAGCAGATACCCCAATTTCTTCCGCTATTCACTTTCGTGACCAGCGTGAGAATCAGGAATTCGCTCGACGTGCTTCCCATGATCAGTCTCATGCGACGATAGATTTATCGTCTGCATCGGACCGGTTGTCCTGCTGGGTTATAGAACGCGTATTTCGAAAGAGTTCATCACTCCTCGAAGCGTTCCATTCCTCTAGGACTCGATGGCTAATGAATGCTATCGATAAGAAATCCCCTAAGTATATCATGCTTAGGAAGTTTTCTTGCATGGGTTCAGCTGTAACCTTTCCTGTTCAAACCTATGTCTTTGCTATACTAGCCATTTCATCTGTTCTCTATTCGAGGCAGATGAAGGTAACTAGTAAAAACATCGAATCGGTCTCGCAGGAGGTCCGCGTCTTTGGTGACGATATCATCGTTCCCTTAGATGGATGGGAGACGCTGACGGGATTGCTAGGTCACCTTGGTCTCAAGGTTAATTCGCAGAAGACTTATGGAATCGGAAGATTCCGTGAGTCCTGCGGTCTTGATGCGTTTGAGGGAAACGATGTAACCCCAACGTATTCAATGACCTACCCTGAAGTGTCCCGACCTGAGTCGATTGCGTCCTGCGTGGATTCGCATAATAACTTCGTAAAACGAGGCTATTTTGCTACCGCGAAGTACGTAAAATCGAGAGTGCATCAGCTAAGGCGATTTACCTTCGCTAATGTTCCGATCGACTCAGGCGCGTTCGGTTGGTGGGACGTTGAGAACGGAGATAACACACATCTTCCTAGAAGGTGGAACTCCGATCTTCAACGCCTAGAAGTCCGTGTTGACGTTCCTTGCGGAAAGACAACTCGGATCCTACCGAATAGCAACTCTGTATTGCTACAATTCTTCACTGTAGCACGATTCCGTCCCTTAGAGTACTTCGTAGGGGATAGTCTCGGTCACATACAGAGAGCGGTTACGAATATACGTAAGCGCTGGGTGAC